GCGTTCCGGGGAGGACACGATGACGAGCTGGGCGGTGCTGAAGAGCGGTCGGGAGCTGCTCCTGTCCCCAGAGGAGGCGAGGCAGGTTATCGCAGCAATCCTATCAAGGAAAATAGAGCGGCAAGAACTGATGCCAGAAGGACAACCCACCCCGTCCAGCGGGGTAGGAAGTTCGCTTGGATGGATTTTTGCAGGGCACGGCGGTTGATCTCGGAAAGGACAAGACTATGACCATATTGACTCAAATTTTTATTCTCCAACTCGGCGGCGAGTTCCTCGTCGGAAAGAGTTTGGAGGCGTTCAAACAAGGACATGCCGGGAGCGTGGTTTTTTCGACCGGCGCTGGCAAGGCGGAAGTGGGGGCGGCGTGAACCCGGACGAGATCACAACCGACGAGGCGGCTGCGCTCATGGGTGTGTCGAAGAAGACGATCTACCGGCTGCTGGAATCGGGGGCCATTGAGGCGAGCAAGCCATTTGGCAACCGGGTCGGACACCGCATTTCGCGGGCCGTGCTGGAGAACTGGTATCGCCTTCGCAAAATCAAAACCACAAACCGCCGGAGGGCCGCGAAATGAAAGTTATCGGGACGGTTCCACGGTCACTTGATACACCCACGGTTGTTCGGGAGCTAATGGCGGCTGTAGCCACTTGGGTTCCAGAGGAACGCGATGTGAGGGGATTTCTCCGTCGTGCGTGTCTTGCCACTCCAGCACAAGCCAGAAGCGGTCTTCGTCGTATTGGAGCGGGGATCGACACATTTGCGAGCGCCCTTCGTGGGCCAGCGTGTGGAAGCACTCGTAAACAGCGTCCGGGTCAAACCAATGGGGCAGGATCATTGGGCAAGGCTAACGGCGGCAGCAAAGGAGGGAAGTCGAAATGAACCACCAAGAATTTCTCTGGCTTCTCCAGTCGATCTGGGAGGCGGTAAAGGCGCTGGGGCCGGTGGCAGTTCTGTTGGCCATCACATGGGCTTGGACGGAGGGCGCGAAATGAGCGCGGAATTCGCCATAGTCATCGCCCTTCTCACGCTCGGCTCCTGCTATGCGAGCTATCGGCTGGGGCAGGCGGACATCCTTTCAAGATTCCGGCGGCATGATGAGCGCCGCAGGCGCTGGGAAGAATTTGAGGACTGATTGTCCTCACCACAAGAAAGCGCCCCGAAGGACGGCAATCCAACGGGGCAAAGTTAAACCACAAGAAAAGCAGTAATAACAACATGAGTAATAATACACAACTGACACAAGTCAACACACAAGTCGCCCTTGGCGACATGCAGGTGATGGCCTCGGCCATCGTGAAAAGCGGTCTCTTCGGCATGAAGACACCAGACCAGGCACTGGCGCTGATGATCGTGGCGACCGCCGAAGGGCGTCACCCCGGATCGGTGGCTGCGGATTATCACATCATCCAAGGCCGCGCCTCGCTGAAGGCGGACTCGATGCTGGCAAGATTCCAGCAGAGCGGCGGGCGTGTCGAGTGGCACGACCATACGAACGAGAAGGTGAGCGCGACCTTCAGCCACCCTGCGGGCGGATCGCTCCGGATCGACTGGGACATGGCGAGGGCCAAGGCGGCGGGGCTGGGCGGCAAGGACAACTGGAAATCCTATCCAAGGCAGATGCTGCGGGCGCGGGTGATCAGCGAGGGCGTCCGGGCGACATTCCCGGCGGTTCTCAATGGGATGTATACCCCGGAGGAAGTTCAAGAATTCGACGCGCCTCGCCCTGTGCGGGCGGTCAAGGTGGAGCCGGTCGTGGAAGTGAAGGCCGAACCAGTGGTCGAGCCTGTTGCAGTTCCTGCGACTGAGACGAAGGCCATCGAGGCCGAGGTGGTATCAAATGATACCGCATGGGCGGACGAGTTGGAAAAGCGCATTTTCGAGCATGAACCGAAGGTGAATGCATTCCTCGTTGCCAAAGGGCAGATCAGCGAGGGCCAGACATTTCGCGACATGACGGACGAGGGCTACCGCAACCGTATCCTTTCATCGACTCCACGCTTCCTCGAAACCGTGCTGGCAGAAGTGAAGGAGGTCAAATAATGAGCGCCACGATTCGACATTCCTCGCTGCCCAAGCTGGCGCAGTGCGCGAAATATGAATCCAACCCCGTGGCAGGACCGCATGCGGAGCGGGGAACCCGCCTCGATGCGGCGTTCCGGGCGTTCCTCATGGGTGAACCTGTGCCGGTGGAGCTATCCACCGAGGAGCAGGAGAATGTGATGTGGGCTGTGGACACGGTGCGCGATCTGGCGGACGGCGGCGAGATCATCGCCGACGAGGCAAAGTTGAAAGTGAAGACGCCCGGTCTGGACCACATTGGAACGGAGGATGCCCGCTGCGAGAACGAGGCGATAAGTTTCGACCTCAAGACGGGGCAAATCCGGAGCTACTACGAGCAGATGGCGGCTTATGCGCTGGGGAACATGGAGCGCACCTTTGGCGAGCATTGGACTTGCTGCCTGCTTTTCTGCGACCAGCGGGAGTTCACACGCATCGAGTTCAGCTACGCGACCGCGAAGGCCGTGGTGGATGGGGTGCTGGAGGCTGTGAACGATCCGAATGCCGTGGCGACTCCGTGTCAATACTGCTCATGGTGCTTGAAGGCCGATAGCTGTGCAGCCCGCACGGGTCCGATTGTCGAGACGCTGGCGGTGGTGGAATCTCAACCGACTGGCGTGTCGCTGGAGGCGCTGAAGGCGCAGATCGTGGCTAACCCAGAAAGGCTTGGCAAATTCCTGCAAGCGGGGGCGTTGTTTTCGGATTTCTACGATGAGGTGAAGACGGCGGCAAAGGTGGATATGGAGGCTGGCGCGGAGATTCCGGGATGGAAAATCCAGCGCCAAAGCGGGCTTGAATTCTTCGACCGCATTGCCATCGTCAGTGCGGCGGTGTCTGGCAAGTCGGGCCTTGATGATCTTGTGGCGAACCTCGGCGGCAAAATGAGCGGCAAAAAATTCCGCGAGTGGTGCGCCAAGATGGGTGTGCCGGTGCGTGAAGAGCAGGCTGGGCGCGGTGCGGAGATCGTGAAGCTCGTCGTGGACAAGCCGAAGAAGGGGAAATCCAAATGACCGGCGAGGAACTACGCGACCGGGGCATCCTCGCGGTGGATGCCAACACGCCGGAGGATTGGAAGGCGACCTGCGATGGGGTCATCTCATGGCTCGCCCGGAATGGCGCGGAATTCACTGCGGAGGATGTCCGCCCATGGGTTCCGGAGCCGCCGCACCCAAATGCGATGGGGGCAAGATTCTCGGCAGCAGTGCGGGCAGGGGTGATCAGTCACCTCTGCTACCGCAAGGCGAAGCGGGCGCAGGCTCACGCACGGGTGCTGGCCGTTTACAGGGGGGCGATCCATGCCTAACCGCGTCCTGCGCGAGGGGATTCTGACCAGCGAGCGGATCAATTCGTTGAAACCGCAAGCAGAGTTGTTTTTCCGCAGGTTGATGTCTATAGTAGACGACTTCGGGCGCTATAGCGCGAATCCGGCGTTGCTCCGGGCGCATTGCTACCCGCTTAAAATCGATGAGGTCCGCGAGGCCGACATCTCCCGTTGGCTCACAGAGGTTGAGTCAGCCGGATTGATCGCTCTCTACGCCGTCGAGACAAAGCGGTATCTGGAAATGTTAGATTTCCGGCAGCAAGTGCGAGCAAAGGATAGCAAATGGCCGCATCCGCCGAGCGGTTGCGTAGCAGATGCTACGCAGACGAGTAGCAGGCGCGAAGCATATGCACCCGTAGGCGGAGGCGGAGACGGAGACGAATGCGAAGACGGAGGCGAGGTCGTAGGCGGTGGCGGGCCGACCGTCCTACCGGATGACGAGGCGTGGTTGGCGGAACTCCAGCGGCAATTTGCCGACCGGGATGTCGCCGGCGAGCGGGTGTCGTTTCTGGCCTTCTGCCAGCGGAAGGGGACATCGGCAAACCGCAGCGGATTCGTGGGCTGGCTCAAGAAGGCAAGTCCCAAGCTGCAACCCGACAAACCGAAGGAGGTCGAGCAATGGTAGCCACGGTTCAAGCCTGCGCGAGCGAATCGTGCTTTAACTCGGTCTCCGCGCCGAGCGAGGATTTCATCCGCTACTTCCCGAATGTCCGAATCCTGTGCGACGACTGCGACCTCAAGCGCATCGAGAAGCTCCAACAGGAGCAGGCCATGGAGGAGCAGGAGAGGCGGCAGGAGGCGTTCAATGCCATCTGTCCACCACTCTACCGCGAAAGCGACCTCGGACGCATTCCTGCGGCCTTCCTGCGCGAATGCGAGGCATGGCACTATAATCCGGTCGGACTCGGTCTGGTCGGGCCTGCGGGCTGCGGCAAGACGCGAGCGGCGTGGATACTGCTCAAGCGTCTGCATTTCAGCGGACTTCGCGTCTTTGGCATCACCGCCACGGGATTTGCAAAAGCCTGCGCCGACCAATGGCATGACAACAACCAGGCGAAGGCCATGGCCGAGGACACGCTGACCCGATGCCGCCGCACGAAGGTGCTGCTGCTCGATGACCTCGGCAAGCAGAAGATGACCGAGCGCAGCGAGTTGGAACTCTTCGACCTGCTGGAACACCGATCCTCTCACGAACTGCCCATCATTTGGACGGCCAACGCCGCCAAGGGCGACCTCAGAAAAATGCTCTCGTCCGACAGGGGCGAGCCGATCCTCCGGCGGTTATCGGAGTTTACAAACATCATCAACACAGAAAAATGAAAAAGAAAAAAACAGGCGGAAGTATGAGAATTAGGCTACCGGATCGAACTATTGCACACATAGATTTGACACAATTTTTTATTAAAGTTGCAAAATTAATGATTAATAAAAAAGCAGCATGGCAAAAAGGCTACATTAAAAGAGGTGCAAAAAAAGAAGACTTACACAATTTCACATTTAATGAAGCAATGGAAGAAATCGCACTTAATGAACAAGACATATGTGATTATATTGAAATGATGAATTGGAATGATGTTAAGAAATTTATAAAAATAGAACGCAAGCCTTCATTGCGTGAATTATGGATAGAATGGAGAAAAGAATCTCTTTTTTGGACAGATGGAGATGTAGAGGAGTGGAACCCACCTGTTTTGTAAGCAGAAAAACAAAGTTTTGACTGATGCCAATTCCGGAACAACAACAACCAAACAACATGACAACACACGAACTCGCAGACAAACATAACCGCTATGTGACCGCCGAAGGCAAATACACGGCGAAGGTAAAAGCCCCCGGCAACGGATGGCTGGGAACCACAACCAAAGGCTCGGATTTCATCCGCATCCCGCTCCTCATCGAGGATGAAGGCGACCAGCACGGACGGGAAGCTGTCTGGCAGGGCTGGCTCTCGGAGAAGGCCGCAGAGCGCACGGCGAAGACGCTCGACGAGGCTTTTGGCCGGGAGTGGGACATCCCAACGCTCAACGATGGAAAAGCGCCTTGGGTCGGCAAGCTCTGCCGGATCACCATCGAGGCCGAGGAGGGAGAGGACGGCAAGGTGCGTCTAAAAGTGCGATGGCTTAACCCCATGACCTCCTCGCAGCCGCTCCCGGCTGACCGGCTCACGACTCTCAACGAGCGCATCCTCGCTGCCCGCACCGCAACCCCAACCGATGACGAAATCCCGTTCTAATCGCCGAAAAATCGCCCAAGGGGCCGCAGGAACTCAGTTCTGCGGCTCCGACCGCGAGGACCGGTGGTGGCTTTTGCTCTCAAGACAGGTCAAAGAAGCCTGCGACCGGTTCTGGGCGGCAACGCCAGAGCGCCGAGCAATTGAGGCCAAACGAAAACGAAATGATTGGTAATGATATGAAGAATTTAACCACAGAGGACACAGAGAACACGGAGGAGGGCGGCGCAAATTTGAGAAACGGGGCTTTTTGCAGTAAATACGGCGGAATTTATTTAAGGATCGTATCACGCGATCTCGATAGAACTGGCTGGCCTTTGTGTGCCGTGGATTACGGCATTTCGCTTGCCGAGGCTCATTGCATTATGTCCGACCTCGTTTTGGCAATACATGAAGCCTCCATGCGCGAGACTGGTCGCATTCCAGAAATGGACAAGGAGGGCGCGAAATGACAAACGAACAAATCAACATCGCAATCGCAGAAGCGTGTGGCATGCGTGGGGTTTGGGAGAAAAAGATCACATCGTGCGGATGCGATAGTCAGTGGGATTATTTTAATCCGCAAGGTAATCGCCTCCCCGACTACTGCAACTGCTTAAACGCTATGCACGAAGCGGAGAAAATGCTAACAACAAAGCAAAAACAACGATATGCCACATCATTATCTGATGCTTTATCAGATTCAGCACCAACAGAATCATGTCACACAGAGTGAGACACAATATGAACTGGACGTATGAACAACTCCGAAAACTCGGCTACCGGCAAAACCCCGATGGCTCATTCAGTCATTCTTCAACTTCCGGGATACCTCACGCCCAGCCTCAACCGGCTTCTCGGCAAACACTGGTCAACCCTTGCAAAGGAGAAACTCCGCGCAAAAATCGCGTTACTCTCATCATTACGCGAAGCGCATGCTCGCTCCTCGACGCCGACAATTATGCAGGAGGCTGTAAGCCACTTATTGACCAACTGCGCTACGCCAAGCTCATTGCCGACGACGACCCGGAAACGGTCGAAATCCTCTTCCGGCAAGTCAAAGTCAAAACCAAAAAAGAAGAAATGACCCAAGTGGAAATCACGCGAAGCTGTGGGGATTTTAAAAGGGGGAACGACGATCTTGTCAAGACAAGTTTTGACTGATACCATTTAACATCATGGCAACAAAGCCAAAGAAAAAGGGTCGTCCAACCACCTTCACACAGCAACTCGCAGACAAAATCTGCGAACGCATGGCGAATGGGGAGACGCTTCGTGCCGTTTGCCGGCATATCGATCTCCCTGTTTCCACCGTTATCGAGTGGACAGTGAACAACAAAGCCTTTTCCGAACAATACGCGCAGGCGAGGCAGAAGCAGGCTGATTCCTACGCTGACATGATCCTCGACGAGGCATTCAATTCGCATGACGCCCAGATCGGGCGGCTCCGGGTGGATGCTCTCAAATGGGTCGCCAGCAAGCTCGCTCCGAAACGCTATGGCGACAAGGTCGAGGTCGAGCAGACCGGCACGCAAAAAATCCGAGTGATCATGGGTGGCGATGTCTGAGTCGGAATTTGAAATCCGCCCGCGCAGGCAGTTTCGTTCCTATCTGGAGCGGGACAAACGCTGGGCGTGCATGGTTGTTCACCGGCGCGGCGGAAAAACATTCGGGTGCATTCAAGACCTGCTCAACAAGGCATTCACCACTGAGCGGGCGGGTCCGCCGCTGCGGTTTGCCTACATCGCACCGACACGCGACCAAGCCAAAGACATCGCGTGGGGATACATCAAAACCTTCCTCTCGCCGCTCCCCGGCGTGAAGATCAACGAGGCCGATCTCATCGCGACCTTGCCACACGGCGCAACGATCCGGCTTTACTCCGGGGAAAGCTACGAGCGCATGCGCGGGCTTTACCTCGATGGAGCGGTGATCGACGAGTATGCGGACATCGACCCGGCGGCATGGTATTCGGTAATCCGGCCCTGCCTTTCCGACTACAACGGATGGGCGACCTTCATCGGCACACCGAAAGGACGCAATGCGTTCTGGAGGCTCTGGACCGAAGCCTGCGGGAATCCCGAATGGTTTGCTCTCATGCTCAAAGCGAGCGATAGCGGCATCATTCCCGATGAGGAACTCAATGACATCCGCAAAGGAACTCCCGCGCACATCTACGAGCAGGAATACGAATGCTCGTTTGCCATCGGGCGACCCGGCGCGATCTATGTGCGCTCATTGGAAAAGGCCCGCGCTGAGAAGCGCATCACCAACGACATTCTCTGGTTCAAGGAACTGCCGGTCTACACAAGCTGGGATGTGGGCGCTCCGCTCAACCAGAAGGTGTGGGTGTGGCAGATGGTTGGCGACCGCATCAACTATCTGGAATCCCTCTCCGGGTCCGACGAATGCAAGACGCCTGCGGACTGGGCTGCGAGGCTCAAGGACAAGCAGTATGGCTACGGCGGACATTTCATCCCGCATGACGCCGCAGCGGAGGTCGGAGGACTCTGGCAGGAGGCACTGGGCCGCAGCGGGCTGAACGGTGTCATTCCCGTTCCTCGGCAGATTTCGGTATGGGATGGCATCAACCTCGCGAACGATGCGTTCCCGCGCATTCATGTCAACGAGGCCGGATGTGCTGACGGAATCGAGGCGCTCGACGCCTACCATTCCAAGGAGGAGCGCGATGGCGTGACCATCAAGGATGTGCCGGTGCATGACTGGTCATCGCACTTCGCGGATGCGTTCAGTCTCTCGCACCAGGCTATCAAGCGCGGGATGGTGATCGACCGCTCCGCGATTCCTCGCAAAGCCGAGCGGCATGAAGCAACCAGAGTCATGGCAGGATTCCGGGGTGGGGGATTCGGAAAGGTCCGCCGGTGAAGCGCGAACTGGAACTCCAAATCCTCGACCTGTATCGGCGCTACCCGCAGCCACGATCCTTCGCCGAGGAGGTTGAGTTGACCGCTTGGAATGGCATGGTCATCAACACCGAGGACTTCTTCATGCTCGCTCGCCCGGTGGACATTCACGACCCGGAGGAACGCTGGCGCGATGCCGCGCACGCATACCACAGGTCGTGTCAGAACTGCTGGCTGATCACAATATATTGTGGTATCAGTCAAAATAACCCTTGCAACTTTGCCCCGTATCGTCTTCCCTACATCGCATGGAGTCGGCGAGACCGCCCGCTCCGGATTTACGAAACCTCGAAACTGCTACCGCGATGCGCCTCACTGACCACGAACAAAACCCCATTCTCTCCACCTGTTTAGCATGGTTTGGAGGAGGTAAACGCAAAGGTCCAAGCAAGCAGGAAAATAAAGCGGCGAAGGCCGAGCAGGCATCCATGCAGCAGGCCGCTACACAACAAGCCGCAGCGCAACAGACCGCACAAGATCAAGCAGCCCAGCAGGCCGCAGCCCAGCAGGCCGCGCAGCAACAGCAAATCGCCATCATGGAGCAACAGCGCACAGACGCTCTGGCTGCTCAAAATGCACAGATCGAGGAAATGAAGCGCCAAGCCGAGGCTAATAAGCCAGCACCGGCAGCGCAGGTTGTACAGGGAGACGCAGAAGAAGCCGTTCGGAGGCAATCGACTCAACGCCGGGGAATGCGCCGTTCGATCCTCGCAGGCGAATCTGACCAAGCGCCGATGACAGGCTACTCGACTCTTGGTTAATGCTGTTTTGACTGATACCAAATGACTGGAAACAAACCCGAACTCGCCGAAAAGGTACTCCAGCGCCACGCTGAGATGGTTCACCAGCGGGCGACATGGGAGTCGCTCTGGGAGGACATTGCCAAGTATGTGATGCCGCGCAAGGCGACGATGTTCACCCAGACGACATCGCCCACCACCGACGACGAGGCTCAACTCTTCGACGCCACCGCCGTCCGGGCGAACATGATTCTGGCAAATGGCCAACTCAGTTGGATGACACCGCTCGAAAGCCGGTGGTTCAGTCTGGAGCCGCCGAAGGCGATGGAAAGCGAGGACGAGGTCGAGCAGTGGTTCAAACGCTGCACCGAGGTCATGCAGGCCGAACTTTCCCGCAGTAATTTCTACACGGAAATCCACGAACTTTATCTCGACCGGGGAGCATTCGGCACGGCGGCGATTCTGGTAGAAGCCGGGAAGAACAATTCCCTCAACTTCACCAAACTCGATCTGGGTAGCTTCGCGATCTCCGAGGACGACGAAGGGTATGTGGATACGCTCTCCCGCGAGTATGAGATGACCGCTCGGCAGGCCGCGCTCAAGTTCGGCATCGAGAACATCACTGACGCCATGCGGAAGGAACTGGAGAAACCCAACTCCAACCGCAAGTTTGCCTGCGTTCATCTCATCGCCCCCCGTGGGCCGGGCGAGATTGAAATGGGCAAGCGAGACGCCAAGAACAAACCCTACGCCTCGGTCTATGTGGACAAGGCATCCAAACATGTCTTCCTCGCTTCCGGGTTCGACGAGCAACCGTTCTTCGTCACTCGCTACCTCAAGTGGAAGAACAGCGAATGCTACGGCTACTCGCCATCGTGGACCGCGCTACCAGAGTGCAAGCAACTCAACTTCCTTGAAAAGCAACTCGACTCGCTCGCCGAGATTCATGCGTTCCCTCGCATCCTCATCCCAGCCGGGTTCGATGGTGACATCGACCTCCGCGCCGGTGGCGTGACCTATTTCGACCCGAACAACCCGCAGGCTACTCCGAAGGAGTGGGGAACCGGCGGGCGCTATGACATCGGCGTCGAGCGTGCCGAACACAAGCGCAAGGCGATCAACGAAGCCTTCCATGTGGACCTCTTCCAGATGTTCGCGCAGTTGCAAAAGCAGATGACTGCCCGCGAAGTCGCCGAACGCGCCAGCGAGAAACTCATCCAATTTTCCCCGACCTTCGCCCGCCTCACGACTGAGCTTTTTAATCCGCTCCTTCGCCGAGTCTTTGCGATCTTGGCCCGCGCTGGCAAGTTCCCTCCGCCTCCGCAGGCGCTCCAAATGATCGGCGTCATCCCAGAGCCGGATGTTGCCTACAACAGCAGAATCGCCCTCGCGATCAAGAGTCTCGAAAACGCTGCCTTCATCCGCACGACCGAGATGCTCCTGCCCTACGCGCAGATCAAGCCGGAGATGC